GTGTTATCACCAGCGGCCTGACCTTGTTCTCGTTGCTTGAGTAATTCCTGTGCTTCTGACCACTTGCGATTCAGGCTGGCTACGCGCCCCTTTTGGGATGCCTCACTATGCCGTAATCGCGTCCAGTCGCTCAATGCCTGCTCACGGGTAGCGTTATCAGCAATTGAGTTTATCCACGCTGGCGCATCCGCTTGTTGTGTAGCTGGTCGCGGCGGAGCCGATACCTGCTGCTGCGGTTGAACCTGATTAGATAAATCGCTATCGCCGTCATCTTCCGGTAAATCGTCATGTTGCGATGGTTCGCGCCCTTCGTGCTCGTCATCACCACTGAAATTACTCAGTGATAACTCAGAATCCGCCTCGGCTGCGGCATCGTTAAATGCGGCGTCGAGCTGTTCATCTGTTAAGTCGTTGATGTCTGACATTTGGAGCGCTCCTGTTTTTAGCTAGCGGCAAATTGCGGCCAAAAAAAAGCCCGACACAATGGCCGGGCTTGTTTGTTAAATCGGTTTATTCGGTAATAGATGAATTGATTTGTTTTAGTGCGGCGATCTGGCCTCGGTAATAATCCGCCAGACGTTGCTCAATGAACGGAGATTCCAGTGAATCACGCAGATCAGATATTTGTTTTTCGATGTATTTGTGCATTGATTCTCTTGAAGCATAGTCGTTTATAGACAGGCTGATCTCTTCCATTTTCCACCACACAGAAACAAAAAAGCCCAACCGGTTAAGGATTGGGCATTATTGGAGTATCGTAACGCTGGAGTAACCAATATGCAATATAATTGACATCATCCTCGCCCTGAACGACGAGGTTTTCCGCGCTACCCGATAAAATAAAACAACTAATGTTAATTATTGTTCCAACTCAAAAAATGGAACGTTTATTACCTCTCCATACCCATCAAAAATTAGAGTCGCATACTTAACACCATCGGTCTCAGTTTCAGCGACAACAACTCCAGATTCTATTGGAAGTTGATCTCGTAACTTTGCCCAGCGCTCAGAACAATCTGATTTAAATTTATACATATCAGTTGTACTCATAATTGATGATAACATCGTTAGCCGCAATCGCTGTTGTGTCAGTATCAGCAATAGCGCCCGTTATCGCAAAAGCAAATCCCGTTGTTAGCCTTAATCCTTGTGGGAAGTCTAATACTCTCTGGCTTGACGGCGATAAAGCAAATGTATGAAATGGCGTGTCGGTTCCTACGGTTGGCGCAGATGCTTTATCATACAGTTTTAAATATCTTATAGATGCAGATACGTTTTCTGCAGTGATCATCCCTATGTTAGTCGCGCTATTTTTTACAGAGGTTGCATTCGTTGTTGCTGCTGAAATTAGCTTGCCCTTTGATGAATAACTTCCCAATGTTGAACTAGGTGATGGCGTATTATTAACCGAGTTAGATGTACCAGAAAGTGCAACATTTGGAGTGTTAGAAATGGTTACAGGTAACGCCTGCCCCTGAGCCGAGCTGCCAAGAGACGGTGAATCAACCATTACCTCCGCGTAATCTTCCAGTGCGATAAACGTAACTGTCATGATTGTAGCTGACGCTGGCGCGGTTGCACTGTTTACAGATCGAATACGAAGTTTATAAAGTTTGTCTGGGTCAGGTAGTTTCGTGTGTTTTTTAAATGCCGCAGCTTTTCCTGAATTTGAATCCACTAATCCAGTGTTAAACCAGCACTCATCAGTTGAAACAATCACATCAAAAACACCACCGCCAGCAGCACTTGTCGTAGTTTGTGTTGTATCAAATACAAAGCCTTCTGACGATGTGCGATATTTGTTTGTTGTCTGAGAAGTCCCATCAAACAACCATGACGCAATATACTTTTCATCAGGAATTCCGGTTGTTTCATCGACCGATACAATCCCGATTTCAAATGTCTGGTTAGCAATCCGCTGTGAAAGCGTGATGCCAAAACAAAACCGAAATGGCAGTCTGAATGTTGCTTTTGATAATAGATACGAGATTGTATTAATCGTGGTCCCTTTGGTGAGAATCGCCCCAGAACTATACGACCACGAATCACCAGATCCCGTAACAACACCCCATTTGTTCGCGTTCAACGCACTAATGAAATCGTCACGCATCCGTTTTTGCATTGACCCTATCGTGATCGCGTTATCATTTTCGTTCCATCCAGAAACAATTACTTCTGGCCTATGACCACCATCAACATCCGTTGCCTTTCTGATTATCGCTGCGGTATTATTTGATTCTAATTGTGGGTTCATTTATTCACTCCAGACCATAGTTTGCTGTTAATCCATCGCGCTGTTTTATTTGTATTTCCGCCATAAATTGCGCCATTTCATGTCGGTATTTTTTATCTATTTCATTAAGCCGCATAATCATCTCTTCTTCGCTGATCTGCTTGGTCTGCTGCAGCTTCATTACTTCAATGCGTTCGCGGCTGGCGTTAGACTCGTATTGCAACTGGAGCATCATGGCTTTCTGCTGGCTATTCATCTGCTCTATCTGATATGCCTGTTCAGATTTCATCTGCTGCATACGCAGCTCGTGTTCTTGCTTCATCTGCTGCAATTGCATTTGCATCTGCAATTTAGGATCGCCTTGCTGCTGTTGTGCTGCTTGTTGCGCCTGCTGAATAGCCTGATCATATTCATCTTTGGTTTTCAGTATTCCGGTAGAGCCAAGGCTCATAGAGGCATTCAACACTTTCAATGCTTCAAACCAGTCAAACGCCGGAGCCAATTGCGGGTTCTGGCTGAAGTTCTGGATCAGCGCCATGACTTGCTGGTTCTGTACCTCTTTGACCAGCAGGGCAGATGTTCCTCTGGCTTTAATGGTCATGTCGCCTTTAATGTCGGCTTTGTCGCTGAACTGCATCATCCACGCATAGAATCGGCGGATCATCGGCTTGGTGACATTGTCATCCCACTCTTTCACCTGGGCGCGGCGTACCGCATTAGCGGCATTCATCAGCATGGACATACCGCCCAGCGTTGGCGTTACCTGCCCTTGCTCGCCCTGTGCAATCATTGGAAGACCTGACTCTTCATCCATGAACGACTTGGCTAGCTGTATAACGTTCTGGTACTCCTGCTGGTGCGAGTTAACCGAGAAGCTACTGAATGCCTTTTGAACATCCATCGTTGCAGCGTCACCTTGCGCCAGCCATACCTTTTTAGGTTTGAGAGTCCAGTCGCCATCGGCAGGCGATACCGCTTTTTTGTTAACGACAACCTGTTCACCCACGGCCATTGCGCCGTTATCCAACATCTGACGCCATGCAGTATTGAGTATGTCTTGGCTATTGGCGCACAAATGCGGGATACCATAACCAAATAGACAGGCTTCATCGGGTTCACACACAAAGACTGAGTACGGCCATTCCTCGGTATCGTATGGATTGAGCATGGCTTTCAGCACAATATCGCCGCAGAAAATTACAATGCCATCCACCTCTTTCATGGCGTAATCATCTTCGGATAGTTCAACCCCCGCTTCTTCCAGAACGCGAATATCAATTGGGCCGCGGTATTCCCACACCTCATAACGGCGATCGCGGTAGTTCTGATCTAGCCCGGAGAGTGTGCGCAGCTCGTTATATAGCCCTTGCGCGTCCACAGTTTGATGCGTAGCGGTGGCGTCCAGTTCCAAGATCTTCTTAACAGCGCGTTCGTCGTAGGATTTTGGAAGGTTGCGGATCTGCTTCTTGGTCATGTAATGACGCTCAAACACATACTCACAATCACGCAGCTCACGCCCAGACATATCAGGCACAAAGTCCCATGGATAAACGTTGCGAGCTACCGGGCGCTCCTCTTCTTCGATCACGCCGACCCAATCACTCGTACCCTCGGCCTGCTCATACTTAGATCGAGTAAACACTTCAACTTGCGGGCCTTTCAGGATGCCGGTACCCAGCACGGCAGCGTAGTGAATACAGCGGCGACCTTCTGCCGGGTAATCACACTCGGTCAGTACGTCGTCAATCTCGCGTTCCATGGCTTCGGCGCGCAATCGGGCCTCAGCCAAGATCTGATGGGCTTGTTGTGCTTCCGGTGTTGGCTCGCCAGTGTCACCCCGAACCAGTTGCGCTAGCTTGTTCAGACTTGGAACCGGCGTGGGTTCGATCCCCCAGTTCTTATCGTCGGACGGAAACAGCATGTCATTCATTTGTGCTGCCCACGCATCCGCTTTACTGCGCGTGTATTTCACGAACACGGCAGATCGGCCCTGCTTGGTGGCCTCCGTCATTTCAATATCGGTGATCATGCCCAAATACCGGCGCATATCATTGACCCATCGGCGCTCGATGGTGAGTCGCTGCCGCAGGTTGTCCTGTAATCGCTGTGACAACTCAACCCCAAACGCCCCAGTCATGGTTAGCTCTTTGGCTTGCATCCCTTGCTGCTCAGCAGACATAGCTTCGCCAGCCTGGAGCTGATCTGGCTCAGGCAACATATCGTTGTTCATCATTGGTTAGTATCCCGTTGCGGAGTTGAGTGCTTTGAATTGATTGATGTTGGTTGGTAGCTGTTCGCGTAGGTTTGTTGGCATGGCTGCCCTGGCTAAATACTGCAAAGCGTCATGTGGATGAGAGAATCGGTTCTTATCAGGCTCAGCGGTGTAGCGGGTATCGCCTGAAACGTTCAATTGGCGGTAGGAATAGCCGCCTTCAAACCCCCTGATAATGACTTTGCACGTTGGACTAATGAGAATGGCTGGCAAGCCACGACCAACTAAGCGGCCAAGCCAGAAGCGTACCGCCTCAAGTCGCCCGGTTAAGTTGTTGGTATCGCACGGCTCAGCATCTAGCCCACATTCCGCCATGATTTCAAAGCATGTTTTCTCGTCAGTCTGCGCACGACCAACACCGGCCGGATCGCCCCATACAGTGATTGGCATTCCTGCATATTTGCTGTTCAGTAATGGGATAAACTGACCTTCGACAAAGCGTTTGATGCCCATGGATTCACTGATCACTTCATCCAGGATGCGCAGTTGTCCGGTTGGCGACACTTGCCCGATAATGGCGGCTGGCGTTAACCCAAAATCCACACCCACAAAGACGGGCCAGCCTTTGACGGGCAGCAGCTTATCTTTACTGACATGCAGATCTCGGTTGAACTCATCCACATAAACCGGCTTGCCATGCAGAACCGTAGCGAACTTGTTACACAGACGAGATCGGATCCAGTTGATCGACTGACCAGAAACCTTCTCCAGCCAGTAGCCAAAGCCTTTCTTGTGGTTCTCATGGTTCTCAGCTGCAGGATTGGCAACAAAGCGCTTGCCCATGTACTCCATCACCATGCCTTCGGCGATCATGGCCCGCACGTCTTTAGGCAATGCCGCATCCGGAATGCCGGTAATTTCCAGCAGGCCGCCCGGTTGCTCAATGAAAACCCAGTCTTTCGGCGTGAGGCTGTTGCCTGCTTCATCTAAGCCAAACTCGAAGTCGTGCCACCAGTGATCTTCGTCTGGTGAGTTGGTGTCCATGATCATGCCGTACCAAGTAGGACCACCATCGGCCATCATCGGGTAACGACCACAACGTGACAGCGCTTCGAGAATGAGCGCTTTATCCAAGAACTGCGCTTCGTTAACCCATACACCAGTGGTTTCCAGTGACATTAGGCGCTGAACGTCTTTCGGTTTGTCCAGTGACAGGAAATAAAACTCGGATTCAATTTTGGTACCGTCTGGTTTTCCATCCTTGCCAACCCCTGGCAGGTTTAGCGTGCCGTGAATAGGCGCGTCAAAAACAATCTGGCAGAGTGCTTCCGGGATCCACTGCTGAAACGTCTTGATGACAGTCCCTTTTAACTCTGGGTAAGTGTTACGAACGCAGATCCAGCGAGTTTTGCGCACTCCTTCGCTGTTTGGTTCCTGCTCCATGGCAATACGGAGCATGTGCATAACGCAACCAACCGACTTGCCAGAACCGATAGGGCCACGGATGGCGAGCACAAGCGGTCTCAGCCTATGCGCTACTTTGAGTGTCGGTGCTGCTTTGTAAGTGATTTTCAAGCGGGGTGTTACCAGTCCAGATTATAAGTGACCGATTCGGCGGTTGATTTGCGGCCTAGCTTTTCGGTCTCGGCTTTGAGTTTGTCCGTTTGCGCGATAATCTTTTCTTTGTCTGCCGCAAGGCGCGGAACATTTACATCGTCTATCCGAATGCTGCTGATGGTTTTAGTTAGTGACTCCACTCTGACAGCGGAGTTATCAATGGCTTTGTTAGCCGCAGCGATCAGCCGATTGATTGCAATCAGTCTTTCTGGATCATCCTTTGTGCCTGGTTGCTCCAGTTCATCTTCTGCTTCTTGGATGGTGCGTAAGGCGCTTGCAATCCTGGCGCGGAACATTCGGCGTTCAGCTATCAGCCCATCCAGTTCTGATTCATCACCAATCGCCAGGTCTTCTGCCCTGATTAAACGGGAATATCCGCCATGCGTTCTGGCCGCCTGGTTGCCTGGTTGAAAGGGGGTGAGATTGTCCAGATTCTGATTCACACACTCAGGGATTTGATGCCCTTTGAGAAAGTGGCCCTTCTCGTCTCGTCCCGGTTTCGGGGTGCGTTTTTTCGCTTGCGAATTTCGCAGTGCGATTTGATTTTTCGCAGCTTTGACGGTGATGTAACGTTTAGCGGATGTATATGGTATGCCGATACGCTCACACCACTCACCTGGACTGACAGGCTCACTCTCGTAATCTATCGAATACTGCTTTAGCAGTTCTTCCCAATCGTAGTTTGCTGCCATAAATCGTTGATTATCTAGCCAATAAATGCGGCGCTGTGCGAGAAGTTCCAGACCGGCAAGTTAATCCCCCTCAACTTTTCACGCAGCGTCACTTAATTACTCGCCGTTTTTTGCGTTGAACCAATTCGCACCCACAAAATCAACGACTTTGCGAACAATCAGATAAATCTGATATGCCTTTGATGCGTTAGTGCCTGGCTTTGGCAGTACCGCGGCTAAAACAGCTCCACCACCTACCGTTGCCAAAGTATTGATAGTCAAATCAACTACGCTTGATACTGTATTAATATCCATCTATTGCTCCGTTTACTTGTATTCCGGTGACCACTCGCCGGTAAGCATCTGCTTAGCATGTCGCTTAGCTCGATTCGGTGTTTGTTTGGCCCATGAGCTGTTCAGCATCCCTGCCGCTGCATCGCTCCATCGCTTTTCAGTTACTGCTTTCAGTGTGTTGATGAATTTTGCTAACCCTTCCGCTCCCATCTGGTACGCCATTGAGATCAGGATTGCTTGCCGTGGCTCGTTGCATGACGCCATAGCCGCGCGGATATTCTCGTACTTATCCATGTCAGCCAGCGTTTCTTTGACCTTCTCAGCCAGCCAGACAGCCGCGAGTGACTTGGATACTGTAAATTCATACAGCTTCAGTGGCGCTCCCTTCGGCCCGATACGCTGACCGATACCGATAGTGGGATAACCAGCGGAGCAGTAATAAGGCTTAGCGCTAAAGCCTTCCTCGTAGTTCAGCAGGGAAATAATGTCAGCCATTCTGTTTACGCTCCTTGGATTTCAGCCATAAGCACACAGCGATGTAGCGGCGAATGAACCATGGGCCGAACTGCCGCCACCACTTGGGGATGATCAGCGTGATCTGGATGATGATGTAAAGCAGCGTGAGCCACGTTACCCAGTCAGCCGGCGTCATACCTAGAAACTTTGCTCCCATGTAAGCGGCTGGCGGGCTGAATTTCACCGCCTCACTAGCGACTTGGTTAGCCTGGTTGACTGGATTGCTCATGCGCGCCCCTGCTTGATAGTGATAACCGGGAACGCGCCGATGTCTTCTTTTTTCATGTGATACGGTGCCGCTGGATAGAGCCCTTGTTTATCAAGAAACCGGATACCTTGGCGCTCAAACTCAGCCTTGATCATGGCTTTGATTTGATCGTCAACTGCATGTTTTTGTGAGTTTGATGGCAGCGACTTATACAGATCGCCGACATGCACCGTCGCGGTTATCGCATATTTCATAAGTCGCGCTCTCTCAGCTCAATGCTGTTTTTGTTGTGGTGAATGACGGGCAGGAACAGTCCGGGCTGGCCGATCAACTCGACCAGTATTGCTCGGTGTTGATTGTTGTTGTCCCATTCCCAGTGAATAAAGTTCTGCACGCTCAGTGCGCTAAGTTCGTCACAAGCGGCGCGAAGTGCGTCGTCATAGCGTTGCTGCTTGAAAAGTTCAGGTGTGACGGGTACGAAGATGCTGGGATTTTTAACAGGGAGCGCAGAACTGACCGGAAACATATCGATCACCTCACCTCGCTCCATAGAATTGATTAATCCACGATCAACCAGTCATCAGCGAGCACATCGGTTTGCGATGCAAGCCAAGGCACGTACTTGTTGTCAGCGGTCTTCATCCCGATGTATGGGGAGTAAGTGCCCTCAGCGCCATTCTTTTCGATCAGGGTGAACTGGATGTTTGAGTATGGATCGACGTAGCTAAGCCACATCCCCTTGCCATTCCAGCCAGCGCGCGCCACACGCTTACCGACCTTCAGCGCTTCAACCGCCAGACCGAACGACAGATTGGACGATACATGACAGGGTGTGGACTTCGCCAAGCGATAACCTTCCAACTCCCACAGCTTGGCAATGGATTTCTTCTCGGCATCTTCACAAGCATATTTTTCACCGTCAGCGGTGTTAAAGTTCGCAGGATCAACGCAAGCAGACATACCAACACCCAGGCTGAAACCGTCTTTATCGAAAGCAACCGCAATCGTGGTTGTGGTGTCTGGTACGCGGTAAACGTGATAAGTAACATCAACCATGATTGCGTCGATCTGCTCTTTGGTGACTTTGTTTTCAGACATTCTCTTTGCTCCAGAAATAAGAAAACCCCGCGCAATGGCAGGGTTTAGAAACAAAAAAGGCGACCTGATTAAAGATCGCCTACGATTTGGACATCGTAACGCTGGATTATGTTTTTGGCAATTCCATCTGACCTGTTTTCAGCATGAAAAGCTCATACAGCGCACAATCCATGCTTCTATCGCCGGACTCATAGCGTTGCCATGCCAACAGCTTCTTATAGATCACCTCTGCGGCTTGTGTCTGAGTAAGCCCCGCATTTAAGCGGGACTTTTTAATTTGTTCTGGAGTTGGGTTATTCATCCTCTTCTTCCACTTCATCGCGCAGCTCTTGGCGATATTGTTTTATCATATCCTCTACGCTGCTATCTAAAGTGGCATTGAATTCAGCATTAGCATTTGACTCGCACTCTGCTATGAATTCAGCAATGCCCTCATCCGTTGTGTCTGCATGAATTTCACTGCGCATAGACTCATACACCCAATCACCGGTTTCTTCTTCGGACATGGGGATGTACTGCCCGATTTTGTATGACTCGATCACTGTGTCGTCTTTGTCTTCATCGTCAACCAAACGAACCTGACCGAAGTTCTCAAAAACTGCATATCGTGCAGCTTCCAGCGTTTCATATTCGCCATACGCATGAACTGACCAATCATTGGTTGTGCCGCACCATCCATGCAATTTAATTTCATGGCTCATATTAGTTTTTGCAGGGGTTGTGCTGATTGTGATGGTATCAGCATCAACGTGCTGATCTTGATTTGGGCCAACGTATTGATCTTCGATAACGTAAAACATGATGTTGCTCCTATCAGGAATCGGGGTTCCGCCCCGGCGGTTGGTGTTTGCTGCACCGTTGATATATTTATACATCCAATGGATATACATTGCAAGTATCAAAATAAATATTTTTTGATTTGGTTCACAAAAAATAAAAGCGGCCTAAGCCGCCCTCTCCCGCTGTATCTGGCGCATAAACTCTTTAACCCACTCACTTCTGGCTATCTGTAGCGTCTCCACAAGTCGAGCAAACAACACTCCAACCTCCGCCCCATGCGTTTTATTTATCTCAGTAATGTCCGGTATAACACACCCTCGCCCATGACATGCCGGGCATTGTTGGCCCTTTCGCTCTGTCGCACCAGTTCCCCGGCACTTCGGGCATTTTCCATTGGTCATGATATTTTCAATCACATGCGCCCTTGCGTCATCCGTTAGTTTTTTAGCTAATCGCTTGCATCTGGCAACCTCTTCTTCATCGCCTTTTTTTGCGGCGTGATCAGCTTTACTGTGATACACCCTTGCCTCGCGTCTTGCTCGGTCATAGCGTGGGCTGGCATAAACGAATCGCTCCAACTGTCCAGGTAATGGCCTCCCCATTACAACCGACACTAACGACCCACTCAGGCTAGGAACAATCGTCGCAGCCCAGCGATCCAGCTCATTGATTGAATGCTGATCACCCATTTCCGCCAATACAACCCGGTTACCCAACGGATGTTTATTGGTTGCCAGTGCTGCTGCACCCAACACCTCATCATGGCCAATACCAGATCCGCTACCAGTAGCGACAAAATTTACTGACCTGGCTTCAAAAAGACGCATATACAGTTCTAACATGCCATTGTCTCCCGCTCGTTTTGTAGTTGTTTACACTTGGCTTTGTATTTGGCCGTGATTTCTTTTAGATCGTCGATGGTGTAATGCTTTGCTTCGTGTGGGCCTTCCAGCCATTCCAGATTTTTTTCGCCAATTTTTATCAGCAATCGCTTTCTGTACTCAACCACGTTGCCGGATAGATCTCGGTTGCAATGGACACACTGAAGATAGACATTTAGCTCCTCGAATCTCAGCTCAGGGCAGGAACCAACAGAGCGGTAATGCCCGGCATCAAACAGCTGGCCCCGGATATAGAACGAGAACTGAAATGGCTTATCGCAGCTAATACAACGATGGCCTTCATCTCTCATCCGGATAAACCTGTTGAACCAGATCTGAGCTTGTTTCACGTAATATCCATGAGGTCGAAGCGCTTCTTTTCTGGCCTTTAATTTCTGGCGCTTCTCGCGCTCCTGCTTGATAATTTCGTTCTTTCGCGCCGATGCGTCTTTAGCTCGCTTCTTATCAAGAAAGTCCATGGCGATAACGTAGTCGCAGTCTTGGCAGCAACCTTTCTGAAATGGCCTTGTTGGTTTGAACTTATTTCCACACGCTTTGTTTTTGCAGGTCGCCATCACTTAAACTCCGGAAGTTCGTGATGATTCAATCGCTGACAGAAGTAACTCTGCTGATCGGCTGGTAATGCGGCGATCTGCATTTGGATGTCTTTTTGTGTGATAGTTTTTGCGTGGCGTAACTTGTAGATAGCCAGTGAAGCGGACTTATCTAACTCAACCTCAATGCGCTCTCTGGCTGTCTTTGTTGCAAGATTGAATGAGGTCATGCTGCGTACCCCATCAGTTGGTTTACTGTATTTTCTGCCTCTTGTTCAGACTTGAATGTTCGACTCAAAATGTGCGTCCACAGCACGCTAAACACCGACTTATACAGATCGCCAAACGTAGTCTCATCCATTTTTGAAAACTTGATAGACATTGGCTCTTTCACAATTACACCGCTTGGCATAACCATTTCAGTGAAATAGCCAGCCTCGACAGTTGCCCACCGGCGATAGGCATCGAATGATTTAACGATTTGAACTACGCGCTCTGATCGCTTTTGCTCCCACCGCGAAAGAAATGACTCTGCGGCGTTTTCCATCGCATCACGGTCTGCGCCAAACGAGATCAGAAAGTTGGTGTAGTTTTTAATTACGTTCCGTTCTACCTGGCTAAGGCTGACAGATAGGGGTGTCCAATAGTCGAATCCAAGATTTAACAGAGAGAGAAATTTCCGGTGAAAACGTGGGTTTCGTTTTGACGTGGCGGTGACTTCCAGAAATGCGCCAATGGGTAGCGCATTCAGAATATCAATATCAGCCTGAGTAGCTGGCGCCAGCAATGAACCTGCCTGCTTGATAAGGCGAAGCTCTGCCATTACGCACGGCTCCGGCGTTGATTGCGGCGATTGCGCAGTTTTCTGGACATACGTTTTGCTCTGGCAACGCCAGAGAATTTGGATTGATGGAATTTGTTTTGAGTGCCGAGCGACAGGAACTGTGGGTACCAGTTCGATGCATGATGAAAACCGAGTATTGCGGCAATAGATCTCAGGATTTTTTTGAATTTAAACACGCCGTATCTCCCGTTCAATGAAATCGAACAGCGGCGCAATGCGGATATGACAAATATCTGAATGCTCAGATACGTCAATTAGTGCAGATTGTTTGAATCATCTGTACTGACGCATCACGCGCGAGCACAGTGTGTAGCGAGACGGGAACCACCCCGAGGACATAAGTATATTCGATACGGCAAGTTC